GCTAACTTTATAAGGCGACCAATCTGCTTCACCTGTTGGCTCTGCCCATTGCGTATAAATACCAGACCATCCAGCCTTCTTAGCTATCTCTATGATTTCTTCTTTAGTCATGATTCATCACCATATACCCTATCCATACACACAACATCACAAGACCCGCGCTCATGAGAGCACAGATCAATGCGATGCAAACCAATATGAAGCTGGTGACTTCATACATTCTCAAAGATCTCTTTGAGCTCGATGTATAACGCCTTTGCTTCGTTCACCGGAATGTGAGACACGATGTATTCAGCAGACAGTCTTGGAGGCTTTGCAGGCTCTGGTACTTTTACCACTTCAGGTTCAGGCTTTTGTTCTGCTTTTTTGTACTTGAACTTGAGAGGTGTATAAACATTTTGCAAAGCAAAGTATTTGCCGTTTTCTCTCTTGATCTTTTTCTCTTTCACGCAAGCCGTCAATATCGCAGTAGCAGAGCTTGGGTTTAATCCAATGCTCGTGATGTAAGTTACAAGATCATGCGATCTGCAACCTGGATGACTGACCACATAATTGAAAGTTTCTTTTGTTACGTTGTTTGTAGGTTTAAACATTTTTTTCTCCTGTTGTTTCTTCCATTCGTCAAATAGTTCCGAAAAGTCTTTGATAGGCACGTTTGATCTCTCCTATTGTTGCGTTGGGCTCCATCTTCACCATGCTCCTCAGCCAGTATCTCTCCCACAGATCCATGATCATCACGCGGGCTCCGGCGTCCAAAAGCTCCTTGGTGCTATAGGCTCTGCCACCAGGTCCGTACCAGAATATTCTGGATGGCGGTCTGTTGTAAGGCGGTAAGTAAATAATGTCATTAAGCACCAGAACTGGCTGCTTAAATGTTGGTAGTCCTTCAGTCATTAGCATTTCCCATCGTCAGTTTCATCTTGCCAAAACAGCTTGTCTTTGAGCTGTACGTTTTCTTTCAGTATCGTGTTGTACTCATCTGCCACTTTCTCGAGCAGCTGATGTGCCTCCTCAAGCTTGTAATGCAGTTCAGTCAGCGCGTTGATTACGGGGTGCATATGTTCCTCACAAGTAAAGTAATCAATAAAAACAAAACAATTGCCACGGTGGCAATCATGTACCAACCAACCGGGTGTGGATTTGGGTCTCTGAAGAACCATTCAGCCATGTCCGGTGAACCTGGGAATGCCTCCTCTAGCGTGCGAGGGTAACGTCTTGTAGTGGGATTTAAGTCTTCCATGTTGCTCCTTGTGTTGTAAGACATGGAAACAATTTTGAATCATGTGTTAGATAATGTCTCTAGGGGTTTTCCCTAATACGGAAGTCAATTGTTTTATTTCCCTTCCACTTGTTGCATCGTGCGCATAAGGGCTGAAGGTTATTGATGTCAAGCGCGAGTTCTGGATAGTATTTTCTGGGCTTAACGTGGTCTATATTGATGGGTGAGCGCTTAGTGGCCGACTTGCCACATCTAAGGCATACAGCGCCGTATTTTTTAATGGCCTCTTGTCTAAGCGCCCTCCAAGCGTCTGATATCAGGAACATATCGCAGTTGGCCCGCAGGTGCTCCACCAGCTCTGCGTCCGTCATGGACTCAACCCTCATCTTCCACGCTATCTTGGCCGCCCTACGCTTGAGATACGCTGTGCTCTTGCTCATAAAATTCCACTATGGTGAACTGCAAGGCTTTGGTGGGTGCAGATCTGCCTAGGAACCGAATCCTTTTTTTGGCAGATTTTCCACTACGGAGCCACGCTGAGTGTTCGGTGGAATGAGCTCTATCTACAATGGCTCATCTCTAGGCGCTTTCCAGCAGTAGAGCTGTCTAGCATGGCCGCCTAAACCTTGAGCGCCACCCGCAGAACTGAACCACGGACACCCAAGGCATACCCCCATTCGCGCTTGCATCTTCTTTGCGCGGTACTTCATGGATAAGAACGTTGTAGAGACAGTGGACTGGGGACTACGCTTGCGCTTCCTACCCTTCCCTCATGCCGCTCATAACCCGATAGACTCCATAAAGGGTAACGGCAGAAAGCAAAAAACCCATTGGTGAACGAGCTTTAGGCTTGGTTGCCGCATAGAGAAGTGTCGATACCACTTTCCCTAGCTTTGACGAAGCCCGCTCACCAATGGGTTTGCGGATCGTTTGTATCGAAAACTACAACGGGTTACCAAGCCGTTGATGGCCACAGTATATCAAAAATAATTATTTATGCAATAGGTTGTTGGCGTTCACATAAAGCAGTGATGAGGTTGCACAACACTTCTAAGAATTGCCCTCACGGCGCTAACCCGCTTCGCCAACAAATTCATGTTATCACAGGAAAAAAATCCCGACACCAGGCCGGGATAAAACTTCACAAAGAAGTAGCAACTACAGAAGAAACGCCTGCATCATAACTCAACTATTCTCACTTGCCAACGGTTTTTTACTTTGCGCCAACCATGCACCTCTATCTTGATGCCCGATGCCTTCACAACAACGTAGTTCTCATGCGTCAAAATCTTATTAACCCTTGTGCTAACGTGGCCATAAGACGTTGTTTGCACACCCATTACGACCCCTTCTGACAAGCAAAGTATGTCGATAAACCCTGCGAAATCGTTCTTGCGTTTGGTAAAAAAGTTAAATCTTTCAACGACTTCCGCATAAAACCCACGCTCTCGCATGTGCTTCAAACTGAGCTGAGTTGTGGATGTTGCCATAAGTCCCCTTGCAAGACATGAATTAGTGTGGTTACAATGTGTTGCCAACAACCACTATTCTACAGGAGAAAAGATGAAAGCATTCCCACACACCACTAATTATGGAATGGATTTAAGAGACTGGTTTGCCGGTCTTGCCATGCAGGGTGAGTTAGCAAGCCAAGATTCAGAAAACCATTGGGACAGTTGTAATGTTCTTGCGCATTATGCTTATTCAGTTGCAGACGCCATGATGAAGGCCAGAAATGAAAATAACGAATAAATTCAACCTACCCGAGACGTTTGTCAACATCATGCAGCGCCCTGCTTACAGCAAGGGCAAAGCACACTTATCCGCTACTGAGCTGATAACTGCCCCCAGGCTTGTACAGCTGCGTAAAGCGCACATGGACGAGCTCGAGAGTGATGTGACTGAGAACGTCTGGTCTATCTTTGGGACCGCCATACACGGCATCCTAGAGCATGGTAAGGCCGAGAATCACGTCGTGGAGGAGCGCATTCATACGAGTGTAGAGGGCTGGAGAATATCCGGCGCTATCGACTTACAGATCATCAACGCAGACGGTTCTGTGACCATCAACGACTACAAGACGACCGGTGCTTGGGCCGTTATGAACGAGAAGATTGACTGGGAATACCAATTGAACATCTACGCATGGCTGGTGGAGAAGGTGAAACAAATGCCAGTCAGGAACATCGAGATCGTGGCCATCATTCGTGATTGGAGCCGCAGAGAGGCCGAGACAAGGCAGAACTATCCCGATGCTCCGATAAAGGTCATACCGGTCAATCTGTGGCCTTTTGAGCAGAGAGAGCAGTTTGTGATCGACAGAGTAAAAGAACACTCAAATGCTGAGATGGACGTTGAAATGGGCGAGAATCTACCGCTCTGCACGCCTGACCAGATGTGGGAGAAACCAACCAGTTACGCCGTTATAAAGGAAGGAAACAAACGCGCCACAAGCGTACATGCGACAGAAGCAGAGGCTCAAGAGGCACTCAAGACTGTCAAAGGAAAGGCCGAGATCGTGGTCCGGCCGGGAGAAAGAACACGGTGCGAGACGTTCTGCGCCGTTAATAAATTTTGCAACCAATACAGAGATTACATAAATGAGCGTACATAAAAAACTAATGCATGCCCGAATCATGATGATGAAGGCAAAGCTTGAAAAGACTGGTAAAAACAGTTTTGCAGGCTACAAATACTTCGAGTTGGGGGATTTCCTGCCTGCCGTACAACTGATCTTTGAACAGCTTGGGCTTTGCGGAATCGTGTCCTACGACAACGAATATGCGAGTTTGTGCATCACAGATACGGACGACGGAACAACCATCAGGATCACTTCCCCGATGGCCACAGCCCAGCTCAAAGGCGCACACGATATTCAAAACCTGGGTGCTGTTGAGACCTATCAACGTCGCTATCTGTGGATGACAGCGATGGAGCTCGTTGAGAACGATCCTATCGACGCAAGCCCACCGATAGAAAAACCCAAAGTGGCATTAATGCCAGAACAACTCCTACATAAAAAGGATTACAAGGTCGAGAACCCCAAACCAACAATACCCAAAGAATCCAAAGAGTTCCCCGGCTTGAAGGAAATTGGCGTGGCTGAGCCGATGGTTGAATGGCAGATCAACATTAAAGAGGTTAAAGATGGAGGATGGAAAGAAGCCGTTATGCAAGCCACCAAAATGACCATAGAGCTCACAAAGACGCCAGAGGACGTGCAGAGTATCTACCGCGTCAATAAAGCGGTTTACGAGCGTTTAAAGACCGAGTTCCCAGTTGAGTTTACAGAGTTATTAGATTTATTTAAAACAAGAAAGGAAGCACTTAAATGAGCGCAGATTACCCCAACAGTGGCACTTTATTCACGGCCAAGAAGATGTACAACGAGAAGTCTCCGCACTTCAACGGTTTCATCGAGATCGAGAAGGACCTATTACTGGCCTTGATCGAGAAGTCCGACGGCGATGAAGTCAAGATCAAACTTGACGGCTGGAAGCGCAAGGACAAAGAAGGCAATCACATGGTTTCAATGAAAGTAAATACTTATGAGAAAAAGCAACAAACCCCAATCGCCGACCCCTGGGACAATTAAGAACATCAGAGCGGCCATCAAGCTCCTGACAGATGAAAACTTAAAACTTAACGACAGGGTGAGGGAACAGGAGGAGTTAATCTCCTTCTTCACACAAAAAACTTTGAAACACAAAGCCATCATTGAATATTTGGAGAACAAGCTTGAGCGAGCCAATTCAGTTCGAAGCAATTAAAACGTCTTTGAAGCAGTCCAAAGATGGGTACATACTCACTTTGGCTGTTCACCCAGACGACCTGCCCGACGACTTAATGAGAGACTTTATTGGCTCCAGGTATGTTGTTGTGATGGTCCGGCTGGGTGACAACGAGATGCCAATGGTTCGAGAAGACGAGTTCCCGGGCGACATGGCTGTGAAAATAGCAGGCATGTTGTGTCGGGACAAAGAATTCTGGGAGTGGCTCAATCGCAAAGAATGGTTGATGGAGAAGAACGAGGCCGCTTGTGCAGAGTGGCTGTGCTCCTATCTTGATATTGAGTCCAGAAAAGAGCTCAAAACCAATCAGGAAGCGCGTACTTTGTTCAACCAGTTACGCTCAAGTTTTGAGCATTGGAGGAAAGAATGAGTGACAAACTAATACCGTACAGCGTTTATCTGCCGTCGGAATACTACGACAAGATCAAGCACTTGGCCAAAGAAAGAAAGGCCTCTGGTCTCATCCGAGACGCCATCTGCATGATCCTGGACGGTGACGATGAGTTCAAAGCTGGGTACAACAAATGTGTCAGAGACGCCATCAAGGTGATCAAAGACAACAAGGACATTAAACATCTGGCCGTCAAAAACGGTCCTGTGTCTGATGTGCTCACAAAACAAATGTTGAAGTTGTACAAATGAGAACCGCTCATGCAATAGCCGTCTTCATCTCACGCGAGCTGGAGGACGCAATTCTGGAAGAGCCAACAGAAGTCTTTTTGGCTTTTGCTGGCCTCTTTTGCAGCATGGGGGTGCGCATGGGTGTTCCTGAAGATGACGCCATGAACCTCATTAAAAACGTCTACAAGGACGTTCTAGCCGATTCTATAGGGGAGATGCACTGATGGAAGACAGAGAAAACTTTAGGGCTCTTGCGTCCATGTTTGCGCTCAATAGACTGGCGTATATGCATCACACGCAGTACCCCAATGAAGAACGCAATAAAGAAATAGCAGCTCAGGTTGCAAAACACGCCGTCATGTTTGCCGATGCTTTACTGGACGAATTAGAACCAACGGAGGGGATCGTAGCCCTCAAGAAAAGGAAGAAGAATGTATCGGAGTAGACCGCTATTGAACGCCTGTCGTGAGCTGCCTTGCCAGCATTGCGGCACCATCGACGGGACCGTCATTGCGGCTCACTCTAACCAGCTCAGAGACGGCAAAGGACGCGGGCTTAAAGCCCACGATTACCGTGTTGCGTCCCTGTGCTACACCTGCCACATGGAATTGGACCAGGGATCAAAACTCTCCAAACAAGAGAGGATTGATATGTTCGAGGAGGCCCATCGCAAAACGATTGGGCTCCTCTTTGAACGCGGCTTTATCGGTGTTTCTGAATCTGGGCAACCTGATCATTGAACTGCTTCATCAACATTACTTTTTGAGCTTCATTTTCCCTGATGTCTTTCATTGGGACTTTGTTTCTCAACATTACTTTTTTGTTTTGATTCATTTGATTGACAGCTTCATTGTATTGTGCGGCTGACGCATAGAACTGGGCGTCTGGATGAGCATTCATATACTTGCTTGGATCTTGTCCAGATTTTTGAATGTTTGTTATTTCATTCGCATACTTGTTCATCAACGTGATGTTGTTGTAGAACTTATCTTGAATGGCCGCCTGACTCTTTACATCGCCATAGAAACGTCCGGCAAGAGGAACCCTATACGATGGTAGCGGCTCGCTGGTAAATGGCGCCTTGAGTGTTTCTGCGGCCTTCATGACCTCACGAACAGCTCCTCCACCCAACTGACCAGCATAGTAATCCAACTCGTCAGCGGTTGGGCTGATTTTGCCTTTTGTAAACTGCGTTCCAGAAGGCGAGCTGATGTCATTCAAGAAGTGAGCAATAGCTTGACTAATGGCAGTTGCATTTTCTCGGCTACGCATAAACCCAGGCGTTGGCTTGGTTGCCATGTCCTCTTTGTAAATGGGGCGACCAAAAGCATCTTTGTTTGTGTAAACGGCAGCAATTGGATCAAGAGGTGTGGGCGTGACTTGCTGTAGGAAACTTCCAGATCCGAGTGGGTTGAAAGCATCCGCAAAAAGAGTCATCACTTGAGCTGTTGCATCTATTCCAGATTTTGCTCCGGTCATAAGATGCTGTCTGCCCAACACATACTCCGTTGCAATCCTTGCAACACCTGGGAATACATTGAATCCGGGCGGCATTGGGAAAAACAAATATTTACCATTTGACAAGGGAAAAATAAAATTCTTGTCTTTGACGTAATCTGGTGGCTCGTCATTGTCAAATCCCATCGCAGCAAGTGCAATGGCTTGTATTACGCCAACAATAAAACCGCCGGCCATGATTTTTCTACCGGCAGGACCGCTTAGGACTTGCGCCAATTTAACCGTGCCTTGAACCGCTGGGTTAAAGAATGCAAACAAAGCTTGCATGTAGGGCGTGTTTTGGCCCTTGCGATTAAAGTTAATGGTAATGTTTTTAGCTAAACTTGCGGCTCTATCTTCGCTCAATCCATTATCCAAAGCAACCTTGAACACAGATAAGCGAACGGCATTTTCCATTCCATCGTTGTAATCTGACAAAAGATCAAATACAAAACGCGCGCGCCTCATTGCAGCACCACGAGTTTGTTTTTTCAATTCTCTTTCAATGATGGTGGTATCTTTACCACTAAACTTGCCTCGAGCAAAAGCTTCCCTAAAGCCAGTTGTTCCTCCAGCTCGACGCATTCTGTCATACATGTCAGACCAATACGTTGTCAAGGCTTGGTTTTTACGGGCTGCGCGCTCATTGCCAATGATTGCAAACATTGCGGGAAAGACGTGCGACAAAACTTCTTTTTGTTTGCCAGCCAAAGGTGTATTGGTCAAATTGAAGATTGCGCCTTGAGCATCTCGAGCAAAGTTAATTACACCAAAGACTGGGTTGAATTGTGTGTTAACCGATGCAAACCATCTGGTCACCATTGCTGTTGTGCCAAGTATTCCGCCCAGCGTTTGAGGGTCAAGATTACTTAATGCGGCCGCCATTCTCATGGCTTTTTCATCTTTTGTATTGAAGAAAACGTAGCGATCTTTACCGTTGATACGGACTGGGAATACGTTATCGCTGTTTCTAAGCGCAGGATTGATTCTGTAAACCACCTTGCCGGTTACTGGATCAATGCTGGGTGTGGTTGGCTCTTGAATAAAGTTTTGCGCAACATTAACAGGAAGACCCATGCTAATCAGCTCTTTGTACAAAGCGGTCTTGTCTTTGATTGCATCAGGATTAACTGGCAGCCAAAAGTCTGGGTTGGGATTCTTCAACGCCAATCCATACAGGGCTCGACCAACTCTTGCTTTTTCAGAGCGAATGATTGCGCTTTCACGTTGCATAGCAATGTTGGCCAAGATGTCTACAACAGTCTTGGTTGATCCGTATGCGCGCTTAGAGGCCGATCCCTTGACCTGGAAACCTTTTCCAAGACCAGAACCGTGGTGCTTGAAGTCAAGCTCTTCCTGATCCCTCATTAGTGGAACATAGTGCTCGTATGCGTTGTTCCAGTTATCAATGACATCTTGTGTCTCAAGACCATTATCAACAAGAATTTGCTGTGTTTTCTTGATGATCTTGTCAATTTTTTCAGCAACTTTTTTGAGTTTGGTTTCTTTTTTTGGATCAAGATTTGCAAAATAAGCTCTGGCCGCAATGGTACTAATTCCAGATCCAGGGTTTTGGTTTACATCAGAAAACCTATCATTGATCTTTGCAATAGCATCGTTGCGCTCTTCGGCGGTGCGATTGTGCAAATACTGTTCAATTTCTGGAATCGTAAGGTTTTCCTTGATTGCATCAGAAATAACTGGGCTAAGCTCATCATCCAAAAAGTCTTTAACGGCATTTGCTGTACGGCCGTGATACAGCTCTTCTTTCATATAAACATCAAACGCATCATCAATTGCGCCAATGCTTTTCTTGATTGCCGCTTGCACTTTTCTTGTGTCAACATGTTTGTCCACAATGGCGTGGTCAATCGTGTCAATCAAATGGCCAATTTTTGTTTCCGGCTCAAGTTCCCAGCGAGAATTTCCAACTGGCTTGCCGTAAATATTTCGTTTGGGAGGGGGAAGACCTGGGAATAATTGCCCTTGTGGTCCTATAGGAGTTCCTCCACCTCCTTGATTGACTTGGCCGGGGCCACCAGCTTGTCCAGCTGTTGGTACAGGGAGTAGGCTTCCTTGTCTCCCTCCTGCTTGTACAGCTGAAGGTTGGTTGACACCCACCCCTTTAGCTGGTCCAGATGTACTTGAGGCTGAGGATTTGCCGTAATCTTCAAGAGACTTTGAAGTGTTCTGTGTAGTAGATTTTCCATATGCTTCCTTCATTGCAGCAAATGCGGATTCATGACGAGTCAAGGTATCCAATATGGCATCGCGATAATAATCAAGCATACCACTATCGGCAAGATAGTTGGCAACTTTTATCATCTGATTGTTATGCCCAACGCCGTGGTCCATGTCTGCCGTGTGGGCAATCTCATGGATCATTGTAATGAGGATGGTCTCCCTGGCGCTAAACAAGCTTTTCTGTCCAAAATCATAGAACGGGTTAACAAACACGCCCTTATATGGAACTCTGATGTGTACACCACCATACTTTTTATCAATTGAAATACCGCCAAAGAAAAGATTCTCAGGCTTGAGCATGTCGTATCTGTATAGGCCGCTCTTGGAAAGATCTTCTTTCATCTCAACCAACAATGTGCCCAGCTCTGCAAAGAACTTTTCTGGATCGCCGTACTGCCTACCAATCTCAAGATAATCAACGTTTGTGTTGTTATGAAAGACTGGCAGCTTTGGATCCTGCTTCATTTCGAGCATGAAATCGGCCATTTTTGGCGCTTCTTTTTCAGCCTTGAAGGTGGATTCTTTCTTTTGATCTTCTGGCTTAACCAACTCTTTGCCGGTTTTTGTCTTAACAAAACCATCGCTCACATAAATTTCTTTTGGTACAGCTGGTGGTTCAAATTTCTTTTCGTTTGCACCGCTTCTTGTATCAAAAGCTTTTTTGAGTTTTTTAGATGCATCTGCCACATCTGCGCCAGCCTCAATACGAGGCATTGAAACAATGCCCTTGAAGTTTTCTTGCAGGTCTTTGGCTTCATTGCCCATTGCCACTTGTTTTAAGTATTGGCCAAGAGACTTGATGTCTTTCTCTATGCGCGCCTTGAAACGCTCGCGGCTGTTTTCAAATGGATAATCTGGGTGTTTCGCATCTACATCTGGTTTGACGTTGATCAGAATATCATAGGGAATGACCTCTGAATCATTTAAAGCGAAGTCATTCTTAAATTGATATACGCCGCTGGACAAAACTTTGTGATTTGGCCTATTTGTATATCCGCTTGATTCTTTTCTTTCAACACCAAAATAAACATCTGCATCACCCCACGAGAAGTGAACAGTTGTTAACTTGGGCATTTTGTCTTGATTGAAATTAACACCAATTGGTAACGTTTCTTTTTCACCATTGAAATCAACGTTAACTTCGACAGGACCAACAAGCGGTTGAGTCAATGCGTCAAGTGATTCTATGCTCCAAGGAAACCAAATGCCTTTTTGTTCGCCAGTTTTAGGATCGGTGTAATTTTCTGGAATGGTAACTGTTACAGATGTGCCATGCTCTTTTTCTGGAGCTTTGGTTTTCTTGATATCAAACTTGCTATCAGCAATAGCCTGAGAATCAGTGTCAACGGTGGTCCTAATTCCATCTCTAACGGTATCGAGCTTGAGTCTTTCAGAGCCCAACATAAAGCCCATCTTGGCTAAACCCAATCCGCCACTACGTTCTTTTGGATCAAGATCAGACTTATCAGATCCGGCCACAGTAAAAAACGCATCTTTCACAATACTTGGCGTCATGCCTCGAGCATTATCTTTAACAGTAATTGTTCTATCAGCGGCATTGACAACAATGTCAATCTTTCCAACTTTAACAATGCCTAATTTGACTGCCGCCTTGGACGCATCAAAAGCGTTTTGCAGCAATTCTTTTACAGATACGTCTGCTATATTGGCTGCATACATGTTGGCGCCCAGGAGCTTGATTAAGCCGCCCATATCGGCGTTTAACTTACCCTTTTCTGTGCCCGTCTCTTTATCGGATGCTTTAGACGCAGAAGCTTTTGGCTCTCTACCGGGTCTAAATTCAAACGATAGAGATTTTGCTGGCACACGCTGGTAAGCTTTTGGATTTGTTGCGCTATCTGGCTTAAACTTAACGTAATCACCTTCGACGCCAAGAACAATACCTGGAACTGTTCCAAGTGTTACATGATCTCCAGGCAAAAATTCTTGAGATTTTTTATCTACAGCATCATGTATTTTGTCATTCAAAGCTTCCATTTCGGCGGGCTTTGCTTCTACTTTGGGCTGGCCAAACAAATCCTCTTGACCACGAGCAGCTGCTTGATCGGCGGGCCTATCGCTACCGGTTAAAGTAAAGTCACTAACGCCTTCGTTTGCCTTGGCGCGAGCTTCTGCTTCACGCTCGGCTTTGGCGCGTTCTTCTTTAGCGCGCTCCTTGGCCCTTACTTCATCGGGGGTTTCGCTTTTGAGTGCCAGTTCATTTTCACCTGGTTCAGAAACTCCAGCCTCGTGTTCGGGCTCATAGACCTGATTAGCTTGATCAGCTTTTCTTTGCTCATCGGCGGCTTCTTCAATGAGGAGATTGACATCTTTTAACTCCAGTTGTTCTTTTACTAAATCTTCTAATTCTTTGATGTTGCCTTCGATGTAATCAATATCGCCGGTCAGTCTTTCAATTTCTTGCTCGGCATCATACGTCATGTATTTGCCGGACTGCAATTTTTCTATGATGTATTGCTCTGACTGTTGCGGGTCAAAAGTAGGAGACTTGTAGCGCATATCATGAGGCAAATAGTCTTCTATTGCGCTACCGCTTACAATATCAACAAGCCTTCCTTCATCATTTGGGCTTTTGAGCTGTAGAAAATGGTTTTCAGGGCTTATGTTTTTAATTTCAGATAAACTCAGAGATTTTCTAAGAGCGCCAAAAAGACCGCCTTCTTTTTGCAAACGAGCTTTTTTTCTTCGTGCAACTTCAAGATCTTTATTTCTTTCCTCCAAATCCATTTGCTCTTGTGTTTTTGGATATGGCAGATCTTCAATTGCGGGACGAACTTTACGAACTTGTGGTTTGGCTTCTTTTTTCTTGATGTCACCCAATAATTTTCGCGCGTCTTTTACAGCCTTGTCGTGCTCGATCAAAGCTTTGTTCAATTCTTTTTGCGCAGCTTGAATAGCTCTGTTTTGTTCGCCAGGTGTTTTTTTGTTTTTTCTGGATGATTCCTCGGCAACAATCTGACCTTTTTCATTTATGGCATTTGACGCATTATTCAGTTTTTCAATCGCATTTTGATGTGCGTCAGGATCTTTTGCTGTTGGCAAGGCCTCAGCAAGCCTTTGAACGTATCCATTTGCTGTATTGATGGCGCCAACCGCAGTTTTAGATATGCCCTCCAAAACAGGCAAAGGTGTAATAGCAGATTCAGAAACGCCAATTTTGGGCTTAACTTCTGGAATTTCTTCTTTTGGAACAACCAACAATTGATCGGGTGTAAATCCTTTGAGATCATCAATGTTTTTGATTAATACAGGATTTTCTTCATCTTGCTCATGGAATCCATAAACGGTATCACCATCACTGTGAGCTTTTTCTGCTTCTTGTTTTGTTTGAACAGGCTCTCCCTTATCCGCAATTTCCTCAAGAGTATGAGGAGCAGGTTGGGCAGCGGGCGCAGCTTGAGGCTCAGTGCGAGCAATAGTTTGGTTGGCAGTATCCGTAGATGATGTCGCATTGGTAATTTCTTTGCCATTCAACTCATCCAACATGGCTTGAGTGTCTTGGCTATTAGATGGAGGAGCAACATCTCCTTCTTTTGGCTCTTGCAAAACTTTCTCGGCGGCTTCCTGTTTTTCAATGTTTGCAGCCGTTAAAGGCGGTCTCTGCATCTCTTCTGGAGCAAACTGAGCATATGCATACGAGTTGGGATTTAAACGCGCTACAACGTCTTTATTGATGCCCTCTTGTGTAAATTCAGCGTTGGCAACATCTTTTTTGATGGCGTTTGCAACAGCAAGATTGCGACCAAACTCAGTTTTCTCGAGCTGTCTTTGAGCCGCTTGCGTGCCTTTTGTGGCGCCAATAGCAGCACCGGCAGTAGCGCCAGACTGAATAACTGTTTGTCTCAAGGTCTCAGCAAGCTGTTCATAAAGATCAGCCATACTTGGATTTTTGTTTGTGCCTATTCCTGGCAATATATCAATCCCATATTGGGTGGCAGTTGTTGCAAGCTCAGTAGGAAGCTCATGAGCAATCGCATTCATAAAATAGGCGGCAACGTCGTTTGCAGTAACTGGCTTTTTGTTTGGGGCTTCTTTGAACAATGTTTTCAATCCAGCCAATGACTTAGGCATACCAAATTGCTCAAACATAACTTCTGCGGCCGCTTGCAAACCAGCTCTTGCTGATGCTGCTACCGGGTCAAGACCAGCTTGCCTGCCTTCGCCATAAGCTTGGCCATACTGCTGAACGCCAGCAAACGCCAACATTGGTGCGGCAGTACCGGTAATTGTTCCAATTGCCATAACTGGAGCTTGAGTAGCAAGCGTGGCAATTGCATGTTGAGCCGACTTTTCAAATAGGCTTGGTCCAGTTGGCACATTGGCGCCTTTCTCGGACTCAACCCTTTGAGCGCCCATCAGATCTTTGGACATTTGGGTATCGCCAATCAGGTCAGCATAGTTTTGCATCAAGCCCATGCCTGTTTGCGCAAGCTGTGATTTAGCTTCAGCGCCAACTCGAGTTAAGAATCCAGCCCCTTCAAGTTCTTTTGCCTGTTCTTGGACAGCTTTATCAGCTTGTTCACCAACAATATCAGGAGTCATTTGTTGAAAATCAGGACGAGATTGGCCTCTTAATGCGTCTAGTCTGGCTTGATTGATAGAATCTTGAGCGTTAAGCCCTTGACTTGCATAGCGATCAGCTTGAGTTTCAAGTCTTAAATCAGTAGCAAACTTTGCTTTTTCAGGCTGCAAGTCCATTGCTTTATAGCGGTCAGAAATGATCTTTGCCGCTCTGCCGCCAACAGTATTTTCTTGCTGAGTCAATCTATCAATGGTCTGCTGCCTTTTATCTAAATCCATTGCATCCAAATTCTTTTGCATGTTTGCAATAAAGTTTGGATTAAGACCTTGCAGGTTTTCTTGTGGCAGCTGAGTGCCAGCCAATACGCTTTGATATTCTGGCCTTTGAACATTGGCTATGGCAGACGCAAAATCATCCCCCATAGGGCTGCCAAGACTTGGTTCGGGCGCTTGTTGAACAGGCTGCGCTGGTACTTTTACCAATTGCTTGTCTGGCACGGAAATTGCCGAGTCATTTGCAGGCGTTTCTTTGGGCAATAAATCCTGCAAATTGCTGGAAATCAATTGCATCGCTTGATCAGGCGTTGTGCCTTCAGGGACCTCAAAGCGACCTATGCGACCGTCAGGCAATTCAAATCTTGCGATTGGCATGGCTTATCCTTATTGTTCAAAGCCTAGAAATTTTACACCTTTTGGATTGTTTGGATTCATTCCAGGTGGCAATGGGCCTCTAGGTGTTGATCCAGGAACGCCAGATGGCAACGGCGCTCCGGGAACAGGCAATGGTGTTACTGGTGCAGAAGCTGGAGTGGAAGGCCCACCCAACCATGAAGGCCAATGCCATTCATCATCCTGACCGCCCGCAACACTGAATGTTGGAGTTGGCTCTGGAGGAAGATCCAATTTGTATTTATTGTAATATTTTTTAGTATTTTCATACATCGCTTTCTCATATTTGTCGTACATTTCTGTACCTGGCGAGTACATTCCTTGAGCTTTTTTCAGCGCAAGATTGGCTGCCGCTGCTTCTGTTTCAGCCATATGTTGGGCTTTTAGAGCGTCTTTTTCTTGTTGGGTTGGTATTCTTGTTTCATACCACTTCCCTTCTTTTTCTTGTAAGACGCCAAGAGTTTGAGCTTTTAAAGCATTAGTGTCAGCTTCTTGTTTTTTAATTAAGTTTTCTTCAGCTTTGGCGTTGAGCTCTCCTGCCTTAGCTTGGGATGTGCTGAGTGCAGAAATGCCTGCAAGATCAAGATGTTTTCCGGCCATCATTGAAGATTGAGCGGCATTTTGCAAAGCAATTTGATCATGTACGTCACCTTTAAGTGCGGCATTTTTGGCTTGTTCGGCCAGGAATTGCGAATGATCAAGAGCGTCTTGAGAGTCCTGAATGGCTTTTTTGCCAGAAACATAAGCTGCAACGCCTTCTTTTCCACCGGCGGCGATGTTCTGAAAGGCATAAGGAGACGTGCCGCCCAACATTCCAAGACCAGCTTGCAACAATGCCATTTGTGTATTGGTGGCTTTTCTGTCTTCTATGTCAGCTTGTTTGGCTTGCAGCTTTTGAATGTATGGATCAAACAATTGAGCGGTTTTAGCCTGCTCTGGGGCGGCGGCCGCCTCAGCTCCAGCTCTTAATGTGCCTGTGTATTGGTTGATTTCTTCGGCAGTTGGATTGGTTGGCAAATCAGCTTGCGTCAAGGGAGTATAGCCATAAGCACTACCGCCTTTATCAAAATGGTGTTCACCGGTAATACCGCCGCCTGCCATCTTTTGGAGATTGTCAGCTGGCAAAGTACCAATACCCTGTTCTTCAGGCAGCGCTTGCGGAGCGGCTTGAGGAGCGGACTGGGGCATACCTTGTTGCGGCATAGGACGCTGGGGCATCATTTGCGCCAAGTCCTGTTGAACTACTGGCGGCTGTGCTTGGCCTGTTTGTTTAGCCATTTGCTGAGCGCGCATGTTCTTTCTGTCCTGGCTTTCTTGGAAGGCAAGAGGAAAAATGTAAGGGTCGTTTTGATGCATCTGTGCATACTGCGCCAACTGCGCATCAGACATCATGCGCAATGTAGAAGTTACATTATGTGGTGCTAAACTCATTATGCCTCCATCTTAGCTAAAGCCAAGTCTGCAAGTCCATTGGATTTCTTTTCTTTGATTGCGCCACCTTTGGCACTAGATTTAAATGCGCCCAATCCTGCCGCAGTCAAGCCCAAACCTGCTACTTGTGAAAGCATACTTGGAGGCGCTTGATAGACAGATGCAGACTGCTGAGTCATCGGCAAACCGCGAATCAAGTTGGACATGAAGTTCAACTGCTGATAAGGATAGTTCTGAGCGTTTAAGAAGTTCTGCTGTTGGGTATTATCAATGTTCTGAATTTGCTGTTGTTGCTGACCGCCCAGCTGATTCTGCAAACCAATGATGCCCAGGTTTTGGTTGTACTGCTGGTTGCCTAGCGTACCCATCGTGTTGGCGCTTTGCAAAGCTGTATTCAAGCCTTGCATGCCTAAGTTAGCACCAAACTGTTGCTGCTGAGCATTAAGTTGGTTTTGGGTGTTGTACTGCTGTTGAGCGTTTTGGAACGCGTTGTACTGGTTCTGACCCAGTTGTGTTTGTAGGGCAGCGTTACCTTGCGCTCTTGCAATTGCGTCTCTGCCACCACCAAAAGCGCCCGCCTGCGTAGCCTGTGCCTGTTGCGCTTGTTGAGCAATAGCAGCGTTGTTTCTTGCAGATGCATTCATGACATCCAAATATGGATTCATCATTTGCTGTGCATTATCAGCCGTGAAATTAGACGGCTGGAATGTGTATTGTGCGTTCAGCCCACCAAGCCCAGCCATACCTGCCAGCGCCGTAGCCTGCCCCAACTGAGGGGATGTTTGCATCAGTGAAGCATTGTTAAACGCAGACTGCTGTAAAGGCGTAAACTGCGCAACCTGCTCACCCATGTATTGCTGATATGGGTTGGTGTTGATGTTGGTCAAAGACGCTGCATTACTGAGCATCTGTTGCGCATAAGGAGCAATCTCGGGAGCAAAGCCCGTTTGATATTCGGTTATCGAGGAAGGAGTTCCGGTCGTCGTGGTCATGATATTTCCTTATACGGGAAGGTATTTGGCTGCGTTGGTGTTGGTCGCAACAGCATCTTTACCAGTTGTTTTGCGACGAGCGTTTTGAATGCGGTCCATCATCTTGTAGAGTTGACGAGCGCCTGCTTCAGTTGATCCATTGCCCAGCTCAGAAACGATACGAGCAGGAACCACAAACTCGCCATCAGCAAGACGAGCAGGCTCAGGATCAGTGCTGCCGATAGTAGCAGGTATTGAATCAGAGACACCATCGCCTGGACCCCGGAGTAAACGTCCACCATCTGAGTACCCTCCCAAGTGACCAACTGACATACCGCCAGCTGCAAGACCAAGCAAACCTCCATGTGCGGCTTGTGCCACTTTATTTACGGTTTGCGCAATAGGACCATCACCTTGCATGGTTCCGTACAAAGTTCCATCAGCATTGTATTTTTTACCATCAACTCCGGTAAAAGTACCATCTCCGTTGGGGTATCCCATCAAGCCTTTTGCAAACTCTGTATACCCCAAAACTTTAAGAGCGTTGGGATTGGTAAGACCTGTTTGTGGAACGCCCAAATAATCTTTGGTTGCGCTAAACGCAGGATCATAATTGGGGTTTGTCTTGTATGTGTGCGTTGCTGGGTCGTATATCTGCGGCGTATTGACCAAGTATTGAGGACTCAATGATTGGCCCATCAACTGTTGGTATGGAACAGACACTTGTCCAGTTGGAGTGGTTGGGAGTGGGTTCCAAGGCGTCTTACCCATCAAGTAGTCATACGCCGCTTTTGATCCACCGGTTAAGGTGTTATTGGCCGCGTTAAACTGATCCATGTTTTGATAAACAGGATTGACATACCCAGTGCTGCCACCTCCAGCAGTATAAGCATTGGTCACCTCATCCATGCCAGAGAATCCGCCATAAGGACGCCCCGGAACATTGGGAGTTATCGTTCTTGAGCCATCGGCATTAAACGTAATATCACCGGGATTGTTTACGTTGCCGTAAGGATTGGATGTCCCAGCAGGCGCATTAGTCCCAGGGTTAGTTGGTAGGCGTGTGTTGGTTACATTACCCTGATCACCGGGTACAGGAGCTGTAGAATTGCCGCCATAACCTGTTTGTATTGTTCCTGTTTTGGTCAAAGGAATTTGAGTTTTTGCATCAGAGTAAATTTGAGCAGATGTTTTACCTGTTGCGCGAATTACGTCTTCTTCATTCAATCCAGAAGCACTCATCGCCGCTTGAGCTTGAGTCAACGTAGCATTGGGATGTGTTTGTATATAGTTTGTAATGCTATTGGTAATGCTGGACAACCCTTTTCCTTGGTTGACTGCATAAATGTCACCAGCTCCAGTAAAGGCTTGGCCAGTCGCTAGATTTTTGCCGTATGCAGAATCAGGTTGGTTAAAGAATTTGTCTACGTCATTCAAACTAATTCCAGAAGCCAACATAGCTGATTTAATATCAGATGCGCTGGCATTAGGGTGCGTAGCTGCATATGAATCAATGGCGTTATAAACGCCTTGTATACCTTGGCCTTGACCAATCTGATACAAATCGGCCGCAGAAAGATTTAATGGAGCCGCATTTTGCTGAAGATAAGATGAAACAGCATTAGGATCTGCATGATACTGAGCTTCAGCAGCCGCCAAACCCCCAGGCGTGTTTAGTACGGCAGCATTGTTTGGATCATTGAAAAACGTCGAATACTGATCTGCTGTGTAATTTGTATACGCGGGACCTGCGGCGGCTGGAGATCCAGCAGAAGCAGCTGGCGAACCATAATTCAAGCCACTAACATTTCCGGCATAACCAAGATTTTGTGCAACTTGTGCGGCTTGATCTTCGCTTAAACCATATTTATTAACAACATCTTGGGCTGACATTCCAGAATTGGTAATATCTTGTGCGGCAGCCGCATAGTTACCAGCCTGATAATCAGCTAAAGCCTGATCTGGAGCAGCACTAGAAGCGGCGCTGCTATCGGTGGTTCCGCCATCATCATAATGATGAATGCCACCACCTTTGGCCAACGCCACAAGGCCCCCAGTAGCGACTTGAGTAGCAGGCGCCATACCCTGATGCGTGTATCCACCCATAGGCGAGTAACTGCTGAAACGGATAAAGCGTGTGTCAGGCGTATTGGGTACGTTTAATTTTTGGGGTGTGGCCAAAGATTTGAGGCCGTACACACCCGCGGCACCCAGCGCCAACTGTGTCGGTAAGTCCTGCTTTCCAAACCAACTAGTCAATTGGCTAAACGGAGATTGTTTTGGCACTTCAGTACTAAGACTGGGCAGTGTGGTAGTTGGCGCAGTGTAGCCCGTAGGCATTTTTAAACCCGTGCCAGAAGACGCATTTGGAGAAATTTGTGGTGCGGCATTGGGGGACAGATCACCCGCTACGTTTGCAGGAGCATTAACAGGCTGTGCGGGAGTTGGGCCTCCCATTGGATTGCCAGTACCTTGGTAACCCGCAGAAAGTTCGTTTGCTGTATTGGCCGAGTTAAGAGCGTTGGTGCTGTAATTGCCCATGCCTAAGCCTTCGCCAAGACTTGCGCCACCATATCCGGCCATACCCGCCATCAAACCTTGAGCCAAATTTCCTGAAGCAAGACCTGCAATTCCGCCAGTCACAAGCGCTGCGTTTCCTGCCGCTCCTAATCCAGCATCAAATAAACCGCCACTGCCAACAAGCTCACCAGCTCCACCAGTAAAATAATCCAAAGCCGCAGCTGCCGCCATATCTACCAATGGGTTTTTGGTGGCATTAGAAATGCCTTTTCCAAGGTCATGGATACCGCCGGATATATTTGCTATTGGGTTTGAAAAGAAGCTCATGCTTGCTCCAAGAATTTGTTTAAGTTTACCATTTAGCCCACAATCCAGCTAGTACCATTTGAGTACACCGGCACCATTACAGTACCCCCGCCAACAACAGCAGACCCAAAAGCAGGACTTGCTGCGTCCGACACATAGGTTTTAGTCCCCATATTGGCAGTTGACGCTGTTGGTAACGTTGCCACCGTGTAGATTGTTGCATTGGTGTTTGCGGTGGTAATTAACGTGTTTAACGCATCACTTAGCTGATTAAAGTACAGCCTCAATATGTTGTTCAATTGCGCTTGATATTGCTGGTCAAACGCAGGTTGCGCTAACGGCAAGCTCGGTGGGCTGGTGTTTACTATTTTTGACATTATCTGCGTCCATCCGCTCTGGCATCAAATCGAGGAGCACCAAGCTGCCAGGCAGTATTGAGCTGGTTAGACTCCATCTTAAAGATGAACTGTCGGCCCCTGATGCGGGTATACACATAGCCGGTAAATGTCTCAGGATTGCCGTTAATATTAACACTGTAAACAGAATTGGGGTACGTTTGGCTGATACCACCACCCGAATTATTCAAAGAAGAAATGGTCATCGTCACAACAGGGTTTGTTGCGGATGAATTCTCAAACGTCAGATCAGGTAATACTTTAGATATAAAAGCAAAATGGTCTCCAGTTGGGTCTGAAATATCAAACTCAGATGAGGCTATGTACGCATCAATGGGAGCTGGTGTTCCGTTTGCGTTGTCGTTCAATCCGTACTCATGATCTACAAGATTGTTATAATAAGTGGCCGCCTCTGGGTATGGGCGCAGGCCTGAATCAATCCAAGCAGTTCTGGCCATTGTGCCGTAGTACCATACTTTTTCTAAGTAGTTGTAGACAACATAACTGTCGATTGTATTGCTGTTGGCTGAACAATAGAACCACCAAACCTCATTGAATGCCTCATTGGTGGACGCAAAGAACTGTTGGTTTTGGCTTGTGTTAATATTTGAAAACACATATCTACGCAGGTCACATTGAAGCGTTTGCACAGTACCGTTGTAGTAATAAAACTTATCGAATCCCATCCAATAAACAACTCCTGATGCCAAAGCCATGCAGTTTTGGCCTGCAATAGACAGGTTATCACCCAACAACTGAGAACGCCAAATATAAGGAGCACCGATGTATTGCACAGAATATGCACTTGAATCGGTCAAAACCAAAATCTCTTGGCGCGTCTGAATAGCAGAAACAATCCTAGAACCGTGCGACAGCCGTATGAATCCAGCAGAGTTGGTGGCATCTGGCGTCCAGTTATAAACGTCCTCTTGGTTTGACCAACGGATAAGCAAAGGATCAGGAAGAGATGACCCTAAATCATTGGCGCCAAATGCAAACACAAACCTTGATGTGTCTGAGACCATGAGGAAACTCTGCACAACTGGCACGTCCACAATCAAAGAAACGTAGGCGCTATAAGTCAGGGCGGGCGTAAGTTTACCTACATTCGCTGAAGACAAGACGCCAGTAATTGGCAAAACAAGCGGAGATATTGATGCGGTCATCGTACCGACGCTACCGACCGCTGTATTACTTGTAAGATTAAATCCTGGTAAAGTTCCCGCAACCCCGCTTGCACCTACGCCCGTGAGAACAGGAGCTGCGGTAATGCTAGCTGTCATTGATCCAACACTACCCGTGGCCTTTACCCCAGTCATATTGGGAGCACTGGTAGAGTTTACCAAATTACCGTTTGAATCAAGTAGATTAAAATTTAATCCGTTGACGTTGTAAACATAGTATGTCGTGTTGGCAGACATGCCTGGGGGCAAATTACCGCCAAACTGAAGCGCAGCACCTTCTGTATAAAGTACTGTTGATGTAACAACAATTGGAATGCCAGCTGTAATGGTAACGTTACCACCAAGAGAATTAAGAGCCGATCCTCGAGTTGCCAGTCCGCTACTTGCCGTCCAGTAATATATCGTTCCGCCATTGGGTGCAAAAAGTAAATTCTCACCCCAGTTCATTTGGCTCCACAAACGAAGACTGTTTGTAGCTGACGTGTTGCCCCAGCTGCCATTACCCCATGTACCAGCGCCCCATCCCTGTAGGGGTGTTTCAATCGCTGGGCCAACACTTACTTGGTAAGCCGCAGATACAGAAGAGCCGCCTGTTGTGCCAGATGCAACAGAAGTTGCCGTGGTAATTGTGTAATTGTTAGTGTCAATGACTGAAGCTACTTGATACTGCCCGTTTAAAAGCGAAGCATATGCGCCAGAAACGCCACTAAAAGTTACAAAATCGTTTGCCGATGCGCCATGAGATGGGGAATAAACCTGTACGGTGGTTGTACCATTGCCTGTAAATGGATCTGTAGGTAGGGTTACGGTTGATCGGATTGGAGTAATATCGTTGTAGTTACCGCCGTTTTCAATGTAAAACTTTAGGTTTGTTCCTACGCCCATCAAGTTAAAACCATTAAGCGTCACCCAGTTCCACAATGAACGGCAAACGCCTTGATAGGTATAACTTGAGATCTGGTTCCAGCCGCCAATTACCTCCGCACTACCTTGGCGAAAACGCACTTTGTCGCACTCGTACCAACCACCTTCGGTCATGTAACGGGTGTTCTCGCGATTGACGCCGGGTCTGAATGTAGGCTTAATAAGTGGCATACACGTTTGCGGTTAAGCGCCCAGAACGGCAAGCGCGTGTTGAGTCAATTTTATGCGTTCCTCAAGCCCAAATGTACCACCATTTATGCGTTTTGTTAAGCCCTGCCAGTTCTGATATTCGGCCAATTCATTGCATCCGTGGGTCTTCCAAAACCAGCCTGCACTCAAAGCGGCATACATGGGGGTAGCAACCAATTGAGGATTCATTACAAAATCCTGGTTCACAGCCTGGCCAAAGTGCCAATAATTATCATGACCAGTCAACTGTATACATCCACGCCCATGAAAGCGCCAGCCGTCTCCGGACGCTTCGTCTCGGTTTCCCATACGGCCAGAGTAAACGCGGTTGGCAATCTTCTCGGGATTGTGGGCGTAAACGGCAAACTCGTCGGGTTTAAACTTGTGACCAAACAGCTTTTGAAGGGTTTCGGCGCGATAGTTGAGGTTTTCTTCCAGTGTTTTGAAGTGGTTGCACTCGTGTGAACACTGTCCAATAAACGCAGCTTGTCGGTTAAGATCATTGATGCCAAACGTCGTAAAGGTTGTGGTCAAGGGTTCAGACCATTCTGGCCCTATACCCAGCGCGTGCAGCTTTTCAGTGCTAATCATTTAACCCCCTCATTCACAGTTTCCATCACTTGGTTGTAGCGGGCGATGCAGGAGTTGTAGCTGACGATGGCGCTGTCTCCGTCGGCTGCGATTTGGACAATATCTTTAATAGCCTGTCGCTCAGATTCGGCTCCAGCGGATCCATCCCCAGAGGGGGAACTTGAATTGGCTTGTACACCACAGGTGGAGGGGAAGCGCAACTCGCCAGAGTCAATGCGAGCATTGATAGAAGCAGTCTTGGTCTTGATGTCATCTTTGGCCTTCTTCAGTTGGGTGGCTGCTTTTGCGAGTCTTCCGTTGAGCTCTGCTTCTTTTGCCCGAGACTCTGCATTAAGTCGCTCAATCTCTGCTTTATCTTCTGCAACTCTTCTTTCATAGCCGTGAATATTTGAGACATAACTTGCTCCTGTAAAGGATAAAAGAACCCCACCAATCTGAATCAGCAGGGAATAAGTTGCCACAACGGGCAAGATTCTAGCGAAGTAACTTAAAAAATAAAGTACCGCGCCACCAAACAAAGCGCCAAGCGCTAAGTAATAAAAGATGTTCCCAAACAGCAAACCAATCATATGGCCTCCCGTCTAGCTGCTGCCATACGCTCACGCTCTTCTTCATGCTCTAAAGATGGCGGCGTAGTGGGAGGTGGAGGTGGGGTCCAAGCTGCACCAGGATCAATGCTGTAACCAGACATTGAGTTATCCAAATTGGTAATATTACCAGCAGGCGCTCCGTATATAGGGGAATACCCTACTCTTTGCTGGCCCATGCATGGATTGTATGGCGGTTGAAGCTGGGGTGGCTGGGTGGGTGCTGGTGGCTTGCCTGTCAATACCAAACTCAGTACCGTGAATATCTGCGCCATCGTCATGGATAGAATTGCAATGATGGCTTTATCAGCAGGGGCCTCAATGAACAAAGGCTGTTCGGTAAACACAATACCGTAAGCAAGCAATGACGCCACCATCACCATCACAAAACACATGGTTTTTAGGATGAATGACTTGGTTTCGTAGTCTAATTGTTCAGGGGTTTTGTGTGCCATTTTTCGGTTTGTTGAAATATTCCGGACAATTCTGCGCAGCCACGCAATAAGGCGGCTTGCAGTCCTCTTGCTCCCAGTTTTTAGGGTCCTGACAATGGTATCTGTAGCGGTCTTCACATGCACACAAAAGTAAAAAAAGTAAACATGTCAAACTCCTCATGTATAGAAAATGGCGTTTTTTAATCATTTCCCCTCAATCCTTGTCAAAGCTTTATTGACCCTAAGTTCCATCTGCCTCACATCCACATACATCCAAGCAATCAACGGAATCAACAATAACAAAACAACCAACAAAACAACGATCAGTAGGATGGCGAGTGTGTCATGCTGAGAATCATTAGCCATATCCACATCAGCATCAGCACTGTAATTGCTGTAGCCGCCATTCTTCCCTTTATTAGATCCGCCTTTTGCTCCTGTTGCCATTTTGCCCGACGCTCCCTTAACATTTCCTCTCGTCTCGCTAGCGCTTGCACATTGGCAATGTGACCAATTTGCTGGTTGACCCGAGTATACAAATCCTTCAACTCATGTGGGACGTGGTATACCATGTAATCACTCAGCTCCGTATTCAACTTCTCCATCTGCAAATTGGCAATCGTGATCTTGATTGCAGCCTCTTGGCCTTCATCGTTATTTGCATGGAGAGCAAATTCTTCCTGTTCCTT